CTCTATGCCTGGACTGAGTTCTGTGACTTCGGACCCGGCGCAGACGGTTCTACTTTACGCGGAATGACTTCCGCATATAATAAACTATCAACTCCGGGATGTGTTACTTTCGGGGCTTACCCCTACTTAGACGTCTTCTCAGAGCTAACTGCTCTTGGTCGACTTTTTGTAGGAAACCTCGAAACGCAAATGTTAGATATAACATTTTCGCGGGGTAACACGGTCACATTTGTCCCTAAGAGTGCTAAGACAGATAGACCTATAGCCGTCGAGCCTCGTTGGAATATTTTCTTCCAGAAAGGTATGGGTCGGTTTCTTCGAAACCGACTTAAACATTTTGGAGTGAATTTAGACTTCCAAGGCTTGAATCAGGCTTTAGCAATCTATGGGTCGCATTCTGGAAAGTATGCGACCATTGACTTAGCATCCGCTTCCGACACTGTCTCTAAAGAGGTAGTTCAAGCATTGTTGCCTGAACCGTGGCTCACTATACTGGCCGCGATGCGCAGCCCTGACTATCGCCTTGATGGCGAATGGCATTGCTACGCAAAGTGGTCCAGTATGGGTAACGGCTATACTTTCGAATTAGAAAGTCTACTGTTTTGGGCCCTCTGTAGTTCTATCGATGAGGACGTCGCCGTTTATGGTGATGATCTCATCGTCCCTACACAGTCTTTCGAGTCAATCGTAAGAGTACTTGAGGTCTGTGGCTTCACCGTTAATACGGAGAAGTCATTTTCTTCTGGTCCTTTTCGTGAGTCGTGTGGCCAGGACGCTTTTCATGGCGTCTCAGTCACTCCGATTTATTGGAAGGAACCTTTAGATGATCAAGGTACTCTCACTCTGGTTAACCAGATTTCCGTCCTTTCTGCTCGCTTGGGTCCCGAAGAATTTCGTTTTCCGGGTCTCAAGAAGGTATGGAAGGATCTGGTCTATCAGTTACCGAAGCGATTCCAACAACGTGGACCATCCACTATCTCCACCGTTGTCCATGACGTCGAAACGTCGTGGTCGGCGGTGAGGAAATGGGGTTGGGACGGTGTTCACCTCACGATTTGGGTTCCTGTCCCTCGAAGGTTCAGGTATCTTCATTATGAGGCTGCCGTTAATTCCTTGCTGCTTCGCCGTGAGTGGTCTAATCTGGGAGTTCAATTGCCCCGATTTATAGATCTAAAAGTCTATGCTTCGGAGTTTTCTGAGCCCCCTAGTTTAGGCTCTCACGGTTATGCCGTAAGGGATCGCGTTGACTGGAAAAAGAGGACAGTTTTTGTGCCCTGCGGGCACAAGAACATAGGACCTTGGGGTCCATAGACCCTAAACCTTTTTGTTTGGTATAAACTCCAAACTGGAGGAGGGCCGCCAAAAACCGTA